GAACGAAGGAGAAGAATCAATCGCGGTAGCTCATAACGTAAGCGGTGTTACATTGTCAGCAATGACAGTTAAGAACCGCTTTGTACCTGCTTTCTTGAAGGCAGAACTATACAATAACTTTCGTACTGGTTTAAGTCGATATGCTGGCTTAGCTGATATGGCAGTAGCGTTTGGAGTTATTCAACAAACCGGTTCTACATTCCAATTTAATGGAGAGAAGATCGGTTATAGAAAGACTTGGGAAAACGATACCGAGTTTTGGGATAAGAAAGTACTACCGGTACTCGAACAGACTCTTAAAGAGAAAGTCGGGTACGGGTCAAGTAACCCAGTTCTAGACGAAGCTGAAGAGCTTACAAAAGAATAAAAAGAAAAGCTAAGGGCAACCTTAGCTTTTCTTATTTTATAATATATAATGTACGAATGAAGAAAAACTCTCTTCAAGTTAATAGCGATTTTTTTGAGAACATTGTAGCTTGTCAATGTTTAACTAATGCTTACTATACTTCTTTAGTATTAGATCACTTATCACCAGAGAACTTTAAGAACCCGGGTAATAAGCTTGTAATTAATATTATTAAAGACTTTTACGTAAAGCGTAAAGCTTTACCTACTATTACTGAAATAAAAACCTATCTCAGTAAAGAAGAAGATCTAAAGTTATTTAAAGATACAGTTACAACGTATAAGCAATACGATACAGCTCTTAATATGGATGAGCTTATTGCTAATACTGAGCAATTCTTTAAAGAGAAGGCTGTATATAATGCAGTACTAAAGATAGTAGACGATGTATCAAAAGAAAAGGCAGATTATCCTAAGTTTTTATCTTTATTTGAAAAAGCTTGTAATATCTCACTAGTTAGTGATATTGGTTTAGACTTTTTCGGTGAATACGAAAAAATTATTACAGAACTAGGTACAAAGAGCGAAGTATTACCTACCGGTTGGGGGTTTATTGACGACAAGATTGGTGGTGGTTTAATGAAGAACGGTAGAGCACTTTATCTGTTCTTAGGGCCGACCAATGTAGGTAAATCTATCTTTTTAGGTAATGTAGCAGCTAATATGGCTAACAAAGGTTTAACTACAGTGCTTATATCTTTAGAAATGCCTGAAATGATGTATGCAAAAAGATTAAGTAGTCATCTTTCTAAAATCCCTATTAATAATATTCAGGGTCAAATTGGCGCGTTAGATGCATACTTTAAAGGAGTTACTGATACACATAAACGTAAGTTAATTATTAAGGAATTTCCACCGAAATCCATTACTGTATCAGGTATTAAGGCCTATCTTGAGTCTTTAGTAAAGTCTGGGATAAAACCGGATATACTCGTTATAGACTATCTTGGACTAATAAAGGCATCACAAGGTGAGAACTCTTATGAACAGGGTAAGGTAGCCGCTGAAGAATTGAGAGCTTTATCATATTTCTTTAATATGCCTGTAGTCAGTGCTATTCAAACTAACCGGGAAGGTATGGAGAAGCCAAGTCTGGATACCGTAAGTGAATCGTTAGGGGTAGCTTTCACTGCAGATGTTGTTTGGTCTATCTATCAAGAAGAAGGTGATCAGGATTTAGGTATTATTAAGGTAGGTGGTATTAAAAATCGTTTAGGACCTAAACACGGTGCAACTGCAATGCGTATTGATTATACCACACTTTCATTAACCGAAGAAAAAGGTTATATAGGATTAACAGGTAATAAATCCGGTGGTGGTGTAGATACAATATTAGACTTAGAAAATAAGCTTGAAAATATAAGCCTATAGTTTAAATAGATTATAGTGAGTTTTAACAAGATATATGTTTTTACAGACTTCGATATTGATGGAGTTACATCAATATTAACCCTGCATTGGGCTCTAGGAGCAAAACCAGGGCAAATTGCGTTTAAAACTACCACCGTTACTAACTTTCGAAGAGACTTTCTTAATTGGCTAGATCAAAATAATATCAAAGACTTTGACAAGATTTATATTTTAGATCTAGATGTTGCTAAGCACGCCGATCTAGTTGATAGAAAAAATATTATCATTATAGATCATCACTTAACTCACGTCAATGCAAAAGACGTTTATAAGAATGCTGAAGTCAGTATAACCGAAACCACTTCTTGCGCAAAGAAAGCTTATAACTACTTTAAGTCATTAGGTAAGTTAGATAGTTTAACTCAGCAACAAAAATATTTTATTGCATTGGCAGATGATTACGATTGTTATCAGTTCAAGTTACCCGAAACATATGAACTGAACTGTTTGTATACTAATACTCAGAAAACTAATACTAAGCACCGCGCAGAAATATTTATAGAAAAATTTTATAACGGTTTTAGACCTTTTACTACTCAAGAAAAAGCAATTATAAAAGAATACGTAGACCGTAAAGATAAAGCTATAGCAGAATTACAAATTTTTAGCGGAACTGTTTCTGTAGGCGGTAAACAACGAAGTGTATACGGCACTACTGGTAATAAATTTGTTAACGAAATTTGCGATTATATGTTAAACACCCACCCAGCTGACATTGTATTCTTTGTCAACTCGGACAACTCACACATATCATTCCGAAAAAATAAAAAATGTGAAGTAGACTTATCAAAGTTAGCTGCAAAATTATGTGATGGGGGAGGTCACGAATATGCAGCGGGTGGAAAAATAACAGAATCGTTTTTAAGTTTCACCAAACTACTCACGCCAATCGAATAAAATGTCTGGCATAGTAGGCGCATTACAAGAATCAGTTTTAGAAACCCCTCTCAGTCAAATGGCTAGAGACGAGTTAGAACTGGAACTTATTAAATTCGGTTCGTTTTGTTCTGTAATACATAACAAAAAGCTTAACAATGTTACTATTTTTTCCCTTATTGTTAAAAATAAATTATACCGCAAAATTTTTATGGAAATGACTGATACTGATAGTGAAAGAGAGGCAATACTGTTGTTTTTAAAATATAACAACAACCTTTGCCGTAGCAAAGTTGTGAAAGAGATATTAAAATCATAGCTCTTAATGAGCATTGAACAAGTTTATAATACATATTTAAGCGTTTCTAGAGGGCATATGAACAAGCCCTGGAAAGCACGTAAAGATTTCGAAGGGTTTGATAAAACCCCAGACGGAATCCTTTGCACGCGTTTAGATATGTTTTTTAAGCGCTTTCCACAAATAAATGTTAAAGACTTTTTACTTGCACCCTATGTCATCTACAAAGACGAAGAACACTTCCCGCTCAACTTCTACCTCACGCAAAAAGCCATCGCTTGTTACTCTCTCTTACAGAAACAGAGGGCCGAAGAATTACCCGATACTGATGGCCACATTAAACATATTCTTGAATCATTAAAACATATTGCAAGTATCTGTGTCAATGAAAAAATAACTCTACAACAGTACTGTAACTCTAAAGACGGTTATACCTGGAGATGTTTAGAGGATTATAGAAACAAATACTTAAATCTTTATGTTTTACTGTCATTACCCAATTTTGAATTTATTTTTAATAATATGCAATCCCAAGATAAAGAAATCTACTTGAAAACAGTTGCAGATGACATTGTAAAATTTAAAATGCGGTTGAATAATTCATCCAAAGCAAAAAAAATTATTACAGAAGGATTAAAAAGAATAAATGAACTTTCGCTTGATAAAAAATAATAATACACTAATATACATCTATCATACTAATTATGAAACCTTATAATTCATCAATGTTCGATAGCATTAAGAATGCTATTGATAAAACTAAAAACAAGACCGGTGGTAGTTCTGCATATCGTAATATTCTATCTTTAGAGGCTAACGATAAGCCTTATACAGTAAGACTATTACCTAATATTAAGAATCCAGAAGAGACAATTCTTCATTATTATCATCACGGTTGGAAGAGTGTAGCTACTGGTCAATACACCGGTATTACGTCTCCATCTACCTGGGGTGATCGTTGCCCTGTAAGCGAACTGTACTTTAAGATTCAACGGGAAGGTAGTGACGCTGATAAAGAACGCGCTAAAGCAAATCTACGCCGTAAAGAGAACTGGTTCGTTAACGTATATGTAGTTAATGATCCTGTTAACCCAGAAAATAATGGTACAGTAAAGGTACTACGCTACGGTAAGCAATTAGATAAGATTATTCAATCTGCTATTAATGGAGATGATGCACAAGAATTCGGCGCACGTATTTTCGACTTAAGCCCTGAAGGCTGTAGTCTTCGTATTAAAGTCGAACTAGTATCAGATAGACCAGGCGCTACTAAGTTCCCTACTTATACCGCTTCTAAGTTCTTAAATGCATCTGCCATTGACGGTTTAGATGACGATAAGATTGCAGAAATCTATAATAATACTTTTGATCTTAATGCTTTTATTGAACGTAAGTCAAGCGACGAAATTAAAGCTTTTATTGATCAACATTATTATGGTAGTAATGCTCCAGCTGCTGCCTCTGTAGTAGAAGAGGAAGAAGATGTTCCTTATGATACTCCTGCACCTAAAGCTACAGCAAAACCTGCAGCTAAAGTAGAAGCTACAACAGCTAACGACGATAAAGTATTAGATATCTTAAACGGTTTAGATAACTTATAATATATCGATAATGGCTGATAATATCGCCCAGTCTAAAAGAACACTGAATGAGGCTGAGCTAGCACGTCTAGCTCAGTCTACTGGTGATGTTAGTAATGAGAGCTTTGTTGTAGCAGCATTGCTGGCTAGACAACTTCAAGGCGATCTTAATACCTTTAAGCAACAAACAGTTGATAACAATGGTATTAAGTTTAATGATATAGATATGAGCAAGGTGATGCCTTCAAATATAATGAAGTCAATGGGTCGCCCTGTACCGCCGCAATCTATTCCTGCTCAGCCTGTACTACAGCAGCCAGTACCTCAACCAGTTATGCAGCCTGACTTTCAGTTTGCAGCACCACCCGTACAACAAGTACAAGCATTTGTACAGCCGCCTTCTGATCCTAATCAGCTTGAGTTTGATTTAAATAAACAAACTCGTTATGAAGATATTATAAATGCTATTGATAAATTAGAGAATAAGGTTAACATATTAACAGATAAAGTAAATCAGTTAATTGACTCTAATAATAAAAAAAAACCGAAGATAACAAATGGAACTTAAGCTCGTTAAGAAAGATTTTGCCGATAACTTTTTAAATATTGTCGGTAAAGCTGTAGATATTGTGTCTATTAAGCTCAATAAAGATGGTTTATATGCTGTCTGTAATAAGCCAGATACAAGTATTATTCTATTAGCAAAGTATAGTAAAGCATTCGATGTAGAACAAGAGATCACTCTTAATATCGGAGATGTAAAGAAACTATTAAGAGTTATTGACTGTATTGATGAAGAAATCTTAACATTCAAGATTGAATCAAATCATTTATACTATAAAACTGATAAACTACAATTTAAGTATCATTTTCTAGACGATTCAGTAGTACCTAAAGTTACGTTAAAAAGAGAAAAGATTGAAGCTCTTACTAATGATACGTTTTTCGATGTAGATAGTAAGAAACTACAGGAAATATTAAAGGCTAGTTCATTTACTACTGAAACCAATAAGATTTATCTTTACGGTCAACCTGACGGTGTATATTGTGAATTAGGTGATAAAGAAAAATCTAATACTGATAATATTAGTCTTAAAGTATCTGATGCTGTAGAAGGGCAGCCGTTCAATCAAAGCATACCATTCAATCTTGATATATTTCGTGTATTGACTGGTGTTAAATTTGATAAAGCACGTGTAGGTATTAATCTTAAGTTTAAGGTTATGTCGTTTTATGTAAAACCTACTGACGAAACAGACTTCACATTCGTAATATCAGGATTAGTTAAATAATGGCTAATAAGATAACAACACAAAGCTACTTTGTTAAGAGGCTTAAAGACTCGGGCTATGTAGTCTATAAGTTATTTGATGAGTATAGTGAAGCAGATCCTCGCAGTTGGACGGTTATGATAGACCCACACGGTGCATCAGTTATTTGCACCTGTTACAACAACGATAAGAATTTTGGTGAAAATTATTTTGAGTTATATGATGGTGGACAATTTATTCCTGAAAAGTTTAAGTTGAAAACCGACTCAATTGAGGTTATAATAAGCTATTTAGTAAAATATGGAATCAACAACAAATCAGAGTTATACATCGGGCGAAAAGTTTAAGTC